CTCTTTGGTTAAACCGCGCGGCTTCCCTACTGGAAGAGTGAATTGATCCTTACGGAAATTGAATTCGACAGTAGGGTGATCGATTTCGTATTCCGCAAAGTCTTGTTTTGTAACCCTGACAGCAGTTGTTTGTCCGACAAAAGCTGGGATTGCCCGCACCCGTTTTCCACTGAGATCGTCTTTCAAACGGGGGGCGTTGTCGCGGGTGTCGGTGACCTCAGAGGGGGTCAGCTTGCCGCTCGGTGGTACCTGCTTGCGCGGTGCCGCCTTGGCCGGTGCCTCAGTCATGGTCGTCCTCTCGTCAGTGATTATAGCCGGTTATGCTGCATCTTCATCATACGACACGCTGTAGAGAGCGTTGCGTGTTGCCGTCTTCCAGCCAGGGTCAATCGTGTTGCGCGACCGGCTGTGCCGGTATATCTGGCCGCACCGGACCCCATCTAGCCCAACTACGTTTTCCATCGCCAACAAAATATCATCTATCCTGTTCAGGATAGTACTTATCGGACCATAATCTCGACTGATATCCGCTGGGATATGAACCCAAATTTGCATGGTCCGCGGACCCATATGTGGATTTAACGGCATTGCCGTTTCTTGCATATCAATGATGACGAAATAACCATTACTAATTGGCCTCTCGTCAACCGATTGCAATTCGAAGATGCGATTACTCCCGCCAAGCAAGCCTTGCAATGTGGCGTCCGCAGCAAGTAATTCATAGATAGCTGATGGCATCATGGCTTTCCACGTCTCCTGGCTTGTTGTTTCTTTCCATAAGCTTTACGAGAGCGGCGATTTCCTGACTTATTGACCGTTCCTTTACGCGCAGTTTTACGGGCTACCGGAGGTATTTCTGCAATTGGTGGCGAAAGATTTGGCGGCTTGCCGTCAAGCATTCCGTCCAAAGCTTTCATAATGTTGTTGCCGATTACACGCATCGCGGGGCCGAGAATTTGAAAACGTCCAGAGTTAGCGACTTCCAGCCAGATACCGTATTGAACTGAATAGGCCAATACCATTTCATGTATATTGTGATATGAATTAGAAACCGCCGTCAAGCCGGATCGTGCCGCGCCGGTATCATCAGTCCACGGTGCATTGATTTTCATCCACGCTGTAGCCCAGGCCGCATAGTAATCGAAAAGCTTTGTAATGTCTTCGTTGACTTGTTCAGGTGTTTTATTGACCCGTTCTTTGAGCGCGCCTTGTTGATATCTGACCGTAGCTTTCATCAAGTTAGGCAACTGGCTTACTCCCGTAGCTAGTGCCACCGCATTTTATCTCATATCCATTGAAAGGATAGACGTAATCGATTTCGTTGTCCTGCTGACCTTCAAGCCAATGATCGCCAATAGCAACTATGGCGTCATAAGAACCGACCAGAATGAAATCAAATCGACGTGTCGTACCTTCGATTATGGGCACAATGCCGGTTGTAGGTGCCCAGATCACATGGAATGATTGCGGATCGCGGGGAGTTTGATCGCCTCTTGTTTTAGTACCGGCGACCCATGTGTCCTGCCTTGGAATTAAAATAATCTCTGTTGGATCGATACCAATATAGCGATCCGTGTTTGATCGGTGAACTGCGAGTTCACCAGCCGACATCATTAGACCCTCGTTGTTTTGTGGCTAGTCCAGCGACGAATCAATTCTGTCCCAGCAGCATTCATTTCCTTATCAACCTGCGTCTGCCAGATCGTACACATTTCGCGGGCATTGGCATTCAATGCCGACAGGTTTCTGCTTGATCCTGATTCATTGACATCTGTATATGTCGCCGTTTTAGCAGCGATTGCACGCCAACTAGCAAGGATCGTTTGGCTTATAGAGCTACCTGAATCCAAAATGGCTCCAAGTGTAGCGTCGTCCAAACCGAATTCAGCCAGAATTTCTTGTTCTGGAAGCTGAACTTTTACAGAATCGATATCGGCTTGTACTGCCATATCGACCTACTTTTTGCCGTCGCGCTTGTCCTGCAAATGAATCGCTAACAAATCCTGAAGATCAGACTTCTTGTCTTCGTGAGTGTATTCGACTTTTGCCTTGTCCAATCGATCTTTCAGTTGTGGAACAGTTAGCGCATTGACCTCTTCGCAAATATCTTCGTCAATGTCACTATCGTCATCGTCGCGTTCAGCAAAACCTTCCGGCCCCCACGGTGAGGGATGCGCGCCAGGAGTATGACCGGCCTGTCGTGGTTCGACCAAAACTCCGTTTTCACGGTCGAAAGCCCTGCCGGTGTCATAATCCAAAGTGGCTCCCGGCAGCGGAGCGCCACCAGTGTCGTAGACGGCTGCCGCTCTCGCTTCTGATTGGTAGAACGGGGATTGTGCTGCACTACCGGAAGATTCGTGCTCTTCGGGAGTTTCCGTACCATCGACTCCGAATCGGCGTTCGTTCGCCGGAATCAGATATTCCCTACCACGATCTCGAAGGTATTGCTTGTCCTCTTCAGACAAAGGTTGATTCAAATCAACAAATCGGCCCATTTCCGATCCTTTCCTATCGGAAACCTGGGCGGGATCGCCGCCCAGGAATCCTAGACCATTTTCAATTAAACGAGGAATCCACCACCGCGAGTGTATTGCGTTGGAATGCTGTAACTCCCCGAAGCTTTGATTTGCATGATCGCAGCCCCGCCACGCTGGCGGATTCCGGTTCCAAATGACCTGGCATAGAAACCGTCCACCAACGGATAGCGTTGGTTGTTCCCTGCGATAACACGCAAACCCTGCATGGCGGGATTCGAATGCTGCCGCATTCCGACTGGATTTGTCAGGTTGAACAGACCACCGTAGGCGACTCCCAACAGATAGCCCGCTGGAATGTAGTCGTCTTCGATGAGATGCCAGAAACCGTAGGAGCCGATCACAGGCAAACCGGATAGAATCTCAGCCGGTTGGTTTCCAAGCAAACCTTCCGCGTTCGGCAGAATCATCGGTGGCTGACTTGGGCTTGGAATGAAGTCGTAGCCCGCTGTCACACCGTTGTTGTTGACGATACCTCTACGGAAGGTACGTATCACATCGGATTCGGCCTTGTTACACAGAAGTACGAAACTAGTTCCGTACTGTGGTGCGTAACCGTGTTCGGCAATCAACTGAAGTAGATCTTCGACATCGGATGAGTCAATGACCGAGTTCGCAGAAATCACGTAGTGATTGTGTGTGGAAGCGAAGGTATTCGTTTTGAAAGGTGGTGGTGCAACACCATCGGCATTGTAGAGCGGATAGACGTTGTACGCCTGATTGCGAATGTTCGCTTTGCGAGTTCTGTTGTCGAACAACGCTTCCATGATCTTACGGAACATGAGTCGCTTGTCGGCCCACAGAACTGCATTGTGAATCGCTTCGACCTGACGTGCGTCCGCATCGGCAAGGAACATCCATGTGTAGGCGTTTCGCTTGTCGTAGTGACGCAGATCGTAGCCCATTTGGAACATTTCGATGGGCAACCCGGCACCGCGCGGCACACCGAGTTCTGATGCCTCTTCGAAAGTCAGTTCACCGATTTGAACCACAGGTTCGACCGGAACCGTAACCGGATAGGTAAGAATTCCGATTAGATTGTCCATCACTTCGTTGTAAATAGCGATGGATTCGGCGAACTGATCCCATAATGCGTTCAGGTCTACACCGTCAGCAGTTACGGTTACCAGATCGCCTTGAGTGAGCATACCCTCTTGGCGAAGTGGTTGCGTGCCACCAAAGATCGGACCAACGGGAATGCCGTCAATCGTCAGCAATCCGTTTTCTTGTGCCAACATTGGCATTCCCTTTCAATTCGTTTTCGATGAAAACTAAGCCTTAGAGGCAAACTATGAGTCGGCTTGCTTCAACCGTGTGGCCGAGATAAACGCCGGTACTGGTGGTGTTGATCGCGCCGTTCGCAGTGAGGTAATACTTGGTTCCGGCAACGGGAGCCGTTGCACCTACCGAATAAAGACCTGCACCAGATACACCGTAATCAGTTGTAGCGAAGTTCGTGATTTCGCCACGTTTGCCGACATCGACAATATTTCCGGCTATCGGCGGTTCCAAAAGATAACCGTGTACGTCAACACCGACTGGCATGACGATCACACCGATAATGCCGGTTTGACCGGCCCCGAGTACGCAAGCGCCGGATGAGTTGAGGCCCACGCCGATAATGAGGTTGGCCTGATCCAGCGTTGCGTCCACTGCCAGCGGAGCGCGGAAGTTACCGACATAGGGGTCGTATTTGTCCCAACGCGGCTTGACGGCAAGCGCACCAATGACGGGAGGCACTGAGGGAAGAGTCATTTTGAATCCTTACCTGTTAGGTTCGCGATTGATCTTATCATCGATGACCTGCGATCAAGCGCCAACACGGTTGATTTGACCGGCGTGTCTTACGAGGTTCTGCCATGTGCGATCACCGGGAATTTCTTCATCAGATCGGCCCGCTTGGACTGTTTCTGCTCGTTGCCGGTGGGAGGCGCGGGGGGCTTGCCCGATCCCCGCTGTGGCTGCTGGGTCCGAGTGTCTTTAGCCCCACCTGACTTGAGAAGCCAGGGACTCGACGCCGCGATTCTCTTGACCGCCCCCTCCATGCCGGTCACCGTCGCCTCACCACCGTCAAGGTTCACATCGATTTCAATTTCGTCTTCGTTCAACTCCGACAAGGCTTGCCGAATCGAATTCCACTGGAAATCGGATTGTGAAAGAAAAGCGTTGATCAGAGCCGTGTTGCGAATGACTCGATCCATCTTCTGAATGGTTTGGTTCGCCGTGTCCAGATCGGTTTGCAGTTGCTCTTCTCTGGTCTGGGTCTTTCGGGCGTCTTCCTGTTGCTTCTGGACATAGCCGTCGCGCTCGGTCGTGACTTTGCTGAGATCGCCTTGGAGCTTCTCAACCTGCTTGAGAAGTTGGCTCAAAGCGTTTGGGTCAGCTTGCAATTGGGCTACAGGATCAGGTTTCTGCTCTTCCTGCGGAGTTTGCTGCTGATCGACGCTCTGTTGAAGCGACTGTTGCGCAGCCTGACCTTCGGCGGTTACCGGAGGCGTTATGTCGGTCGTGGTGGTACCACCGAAGATCGGCCACGCCTTGAGGGCCTGATTGTAAAGCGATCCCAGGGAATTATGGGAATTGTTGGTATTCAACGTCGGCATGATCTTCTTGACCTCTTCCATTGTCCGGTTCTTGATTGTTTCAAAATCAGGCGGCTTTGCTTGCATTTTGATCTATCCAATCCCTATACTGTCCTGCTGTCAAGTGCGCCAGGAACACGTCTGGACTTTCGATGTGGGGCGCGACGAAGCAACGGCACTGCGGATGAGGCTTCGGTGGAACGTTATCCACATCAAAAATCTGTCCATTTAATTGTGTGCAGACTTCTTTCGGATCGTTGACATGAACCGCTGAAGTGTACCAACGCATCCCTGTAACCCACGGGCGATCTTGTGCCATCGTGATGGCCGTGGCGTGGAAAGCATTATTGAGTTCCGTTCGTCCCAAACGAAGCGCGGCGTAACTTGCACCACCCGATACGTTGGGGTTGATTGATGATTTAACTTGTTTCGCGATATCTTGAGCACTGTCGCCTCGCAAAATAGAACTGTTAATGACCTGATTTACCCATCCACTAGCTAATGCTTGAGAACGGTAAACTCGTGCCGATAACGGTTGCTGGGATTGCGTAACGCGAGAGATTGCGTGCGCGACCCCTAAAGCCGCACTTTGTCTTTGACTCGTGATGAAAGAATTCAAATCAACTGTGGTTAAAGCTTCTGTCAGATATTTCATATCAGTTGCGTTCAAAGCGTCAACGGCTGCGATTGCCTCTTCCCGCTGACCACTCCCGATAATCGGGATCAATCTTCGAAATGTAGTTCGCAGAATCGACTTGGCTTCGTTTTGAGCTAATCTGATTTGAGCGGTTCGAACGCCAGAAGACCACGTTGTCTTATGACTTAAATCGGTAATGGCTTGTTCGGCATCGTTTGACGCCGCGGTTAAAACGTCTCTGATCAACGCTTCGTTTTTGACTTGCTTCGC